CGAGGGTCTAGCGGCAAGACATAACGCGCGCACGCTGTCAAGGTCTTACGCTTCACCATATTGTGATGGGAGGGAGCGCTGTCTGGGTGTCAAGAGTATTGACTTGGCGGAGGGAGGGTGAGAGGATGACTCGTTGAAACAGGAGACCGCGCCGACTCACTTGCCCCGCCCTAGTCAGGCCACATCGGGAACCGCCGCCGCAAACATCGCATAGGCTGCGCTTCCCCGCTCAAGTCCGCCGTGACCTCTGAGTGACGAATGCCCCGCGCTAGAAGCGTAGGAACGATGATGCAAGGGGCTCGATTGCGGCGCATTGCTGCGCCGTTTCCTTCAACCCAAAATGGAGTCTACCATGTGAATGCAAGGCAACGTCTACTCTCAGACCGCACGATTCGACCATACTGCCCGCTCCCTGACTGAGGGAGGGCGGCGCAAACGCCGCTCTCTTTTTTCTACCCGAAACGGAGTCAAAACAATGTTCCAACATCGACACTATAAGGCAATCGCGGCAATCGTCGCTGATCTAAATGACGATATTCGCGAGCGGGTTGCCAAGCATTTCGCCAATGCGTTGGTCGGCACGAACCCGCGATACAACATCCATCGTTTTTTCACGGCTGCAGTCGGCGACCCTGCTTTCGGCCGGGACAAGGTGATGGGAGGCGAGTCATGACCGACAATCCACACGTGAGAGCGGACGCAACTTGTCCGCTTTGCCTTGGTGTTAAGGACGATGGACTCGTCCTTTGCTGGCAGTGTCATCGCAAGCAAAAGCGCTTGTTTGATGGCAGCTACGGCCAGCTGGCGGAAGCGCTGATAGCAAGGCGCGATCGCTACTTGGCGCAAGGAGGCCGAGCATGAATCGCAAGCAACGCGAGAGCGTGTTCCGCTTCTTTTGCCGCGACTTCCCTCACCATGAATTCGCGGATGTTAAACACACGGGGCTAGACCTGATCCGGCGGCGATCCGCGTCGAAAAGGACGGATATGCCCACACCTAGCAGGGAGAGCGGCGGCTTACGCCGCCGCTCTCCCGCCTTTCGGCTGCGTGGCGGGTCTGCCGCGCAGTGTGACAGCGCGACTGACTTCCTAGCGCCGCGTGTGGAGGCTGACGTCCCGCTTAGGGTGTATCAGGTGCGCCTGCTGAATGACGTGGTCAAGCGCGGCGAAGTATTGTGAAACACGAAGGCAAAAAAAATAAAGAAAAAAAATTGACAAAAAAAATAACAAAAAAAATTTCAAAACTGCAACCTAGAATGGAGACAAAAATGAAGACCCCCGAAACGATGATCTTGGACAGCGCGGCACTCAGCGACGAGTTGTTAGAATGGCTGGGTGAGAGGAATCCAAGCCTTTTTGTGGTCACGATGGCATTGATCCAGACTCTCGCTGTGGCTCTCGAAGGTTTAGGGCCTGAACTTGCGCCAGACGCGATAACTCTGATTCACAAATCCCTGAGCATAGTGGAAGCATCGTTCAAACGCGAAGCGGGGCTAAAACAATGAAAAACGTCACGCTCATAGGACGCTACCGCGTCTACAAGCACAGCAGGCGCTGGATTGTCACGGCCCCGCACGCGCATGGTGAGGGGTGTATCAGTAAGCACGGCTCGCACGCGACAGCGTGTGCTGCAGCGAAGCGTTATGACGAGTCAGACCGCAGGGCCGACGATAGGTACAACAAGCTGATCAGAAAATTTGTAGGAGATGGCCAATGACAAGAGATGAGCATCTGGAATGGTGCAAAAGGCGGGCTAGAGAATACCTTGACCGCGGCGACGTGACAAATGCTATCGCTTCAATGGGCTCCGATCTCATGAAGCACGAAGAACTTAAAAACATTTCCGCTGCAATGATGCCGATAGGCTTGTTGTACATTGTAGAGCATGATTTGGACGGTGCCAGGCGATGGATTGAGGGATTTAGATGAAAAAAGCGCCGCCCGCAGAGTCTTTGGGAAGCGGGCGGCGCAAGATACCCAAAACGGTAGAGACGTTGCCACCCTGGAGGCCCAGAGTGGCGCGTAGGACTATACACGGGAGAGAGCGATGGACAAGGACCTTATCGACAAAATACGCAACACTTTGCGCGACCTCGATACTGTAACCAGAGACATCAACATCTATTTATCGGAGCTGAGACAGCAGACGCGAGCAGAGATCACGCGGCATCTCGATGCAGCCAACCGCGCAACCGATGCCCGCCAACCATATCTTGCCGGTCGACAGTCTCGCCGAGACGGGACTACTTATGGTAGCATGCCCGCCTCGCAAACTGAGGGCAGCGATCCGGTAAGCCATGACCACGATCCGAAAGGGCCTGTATGACCTGTTGGGCAGCGTCGAAGTCGACACAAAGGAGAGGGGACGCTGCCACGTTGAACCTTGGCCGTCTCAAAAACTGGTTATCGACTCCATTGCCAGAGGTCTCAACGAAGGCATCCACGAATTTGTCATCTTGAAATGCCGCCAAGTTGCTATCACGACCGTTTGCAGCGTGATCGAGCTATTTTGGGCGCTCGCCAACCCCGGCGTTCAAGGTGCGATCATTGCCGATCGCACGGATAATTTGGAGCGGCTGCGGCGCATCTTCGCCGCTTTGCTTGAAACGCTACCGGATGAATGGCGCTCGCCGGAACACAAGCTGGTCCAGAACAACAGGACGGGGATGGCGTTTGCAAACCGCAGCGTCATCGATCTTCTAGCCGCTGCAAACAACCCCGACCTTGGCGCGTCCCGTGCTCTCAACATGATGCACGCGACCGAGTGCAGCCTGTGGCGCTCACTGGCGGGTGTCGAGTCGCTGAAAGCTTCTCTGGCGCGGCAGAACCCGCACCGGCTGTACGTGTGGGAATCGGTCGCGAACGGATTCAATTGGTTTTACAATTTCTGCAATCAGGCCAAGCAAGACCGGCATATGAAGTTCATTTTTGTCGGGTTCTGGTCTAACCCGACGTATTCGATTCCAAAAAACGATTCCGACTACAAAATCTACTGGGACGGCAGCTTGACCCAAGACGAGATCAATCGCGCACGTTTCGTTAAGCAGGAATACGGCGTCACCATCAAACCCGAGCAAATTGCTTGGTGGCGGCGCGAGGCTGAATTTCGTGCCGAAGAGTACATGCTGCGTCACTATCCATGGCACGAACGCGAGTGCTTCATTGCCTCCGGGTCCGGTTTCTTCCCGGCCCAGCGGACCCTGGAAATCGGTGAAGCGCTCGCGAACGGCGCGCCCTACAAGGGTTACAAGTACATTTTCGACGACAAATTCCTCTCAAGCCGTATCGAACAGGTGACCAACAATGACGAAGCGATGCTCAAGGTCTGGGAGCCCCCGGAACCAGACGGGGTCTATTCCATTGGAATCGACCCATCGGGTGGAGGCGGGGGAGAATCCGACGATCACGCCATCCAAGTCCTTCGATGCTACGCTGATCGAGTCGTTCAGGTGGCAGAGTTCAAGTCCAACCGGCCGCTCACATACCAACTTGCATGGGTCCTCGCACATCTCGCAGGCGCTTACCGTGATCACTTGGCCAACTTGGAGGTCACGGGTGTCGGGGCGGCGGTGATCCCCGAGGTTCGCAATTTACGTCAGCTTGCAGAACGGGGCATGCTGCAAGGTGAGCCGGGAGCGGCTGCAATTCTCGATATGATTGGCGCGGTGCGGTGGTTTCTCTACAAGCGGCCTGACACGCTAGGCGGTGCGGGAAATGTCATCGCGTGGAAACAAAACCAAGACAACAAACACCAAATCTACAGCGAACTGCGCGACAGTCTGATGTTGCGGCGGATGGAAATCAGGTCTGTCAAACTGATTGCGCAAATCCAAGCAATCGTACAGGACGAAGGTTGGCTAGGTGCTGGCCCAGATACTGGCGAGAATGACGACCTTGTGTCGGCGCTCGTGCTTGCGCATCATGCTTGGATTGAGTGGCGACGACCTGGACTAATCGCACGCGGTTTGACTTGGGACCGAGTCAAGGGCGAGCGACCGCCACAGGACACGGGGACAATGTTGTCATTTGCGTTCTCGCAGCACATGCAGCTAATCAATCGGAAGTCACGCGAGAGACGGGAGAGATTCTAGAGGCGGCACTTCGACGCTATGCGGACCCAAATGAGCGCATCAGAATGAGCTTGGCAACAAAAGGGAAGACTGTTTCCATTGAAGTGCGGAATAAAATCCGCGTAGCTCATTTGGGGAAAACGGCTTCGGAAGCAACGCGGAAAAAGATGTCCGAAACTAGAAAGGGACGTCAGCTTGGTCCGCAATCCGTTAAACACCGCGCGGCTCTTAGTGCCGCTGCATACGGAAGGACTTGCCCTGCCGTTGCTGAGGCCAATCGCCGGAGATCACAATGTCTATCGGTCTAGCATTCTGGGTGCTCATGCTTTTATGGCTAATCTTCGGGCTATGGTGGTCGTGGCCTGGAGCTGTGCCAGCGCAATTTCATGGCTGGTTTCCGGTCGGTGGCACGGTCTTGATCTTCATCCTCTTCCTATTGCTCGGATGGCATGCTTTCGGACCACCGATTCATGGGTGACGACATGCCAATCGTTAGAACATATCAGTGCGCTGATTGTTTCCACCGAATCGAGGTGATGCTAGACGCGAGTCAATGGGACGCAGAGCCACCCGAATGCCCGGCTTGCGCGCAACGTGCCATGCGCCAGGAATTTAAGCCGGTGGCAATCGGCGGGTCGGTGCAATCCAGGGCCGTTGCCTTGGCCGAGGATATAGCGGCGAACGATTATCATGTTGCCGACATGAGGGCCCGAGGTGATGGCGAGGCACAAAAGGTTCGCTACAAGGATCAAACTTCGCAGATTCCCCAGAGTAGCTGGACTGCAGCTCACGACACCATACAAACAGCGATTGCCCTAGGACGACAAACGCGATTGCAGCACGGTAGCGGCCTAGATGTTTTACAAAGCGCTCTCAAAAGCGGCGATCAACCCGACCTGATCGAGTTATCGAAAAGACGAGCTATGAGGATTTGGTGATTCATGCTGCGTCTTCCAAATGAACCAGACCTGCTGGCGATTTGGGCCAAAGAGTTGATCGATGAGTGCATGGCGTCCAGCGAGGAACGCGGGATGGTCTACACGAGGGCCGCTCAGTATTATTACAGCGGAACCTACGATAGCCGCGCGGCGATCTACAACAAGATCAAGCCATTTATCGACAAGCTCGCCGGTTTTTTGATGCAGCCGACGGATGTCAGATTCCAGATTGTTTTTGATTCAAGCGAACCGGACAATGTATTGGAACGAGCGCAGCTAGTTAGCGAGAAATTAACAGCCGACTACCGTCAGAGTGATTCCGATATCACGTTTGCGGAATCGGTGGTGTGGGCGCTGATCTGTGGCGCATATGTCATCAAACACGTGCCCGATCACGAAGGTTTCAAGATTGCTCCGGTACATCCCCAAAACTTTGGAGTGCTAGGAGAGACGATCTTAAATCTCGATGAACAGGAAGCATTTTGTCACGTCTCTTATCCGACAGTTACGCGCCTGCGCTCGATGCTGGAGGAATCCGAGCACCCCAGACGCAAGCAAATTATGCAGCGCATTGAGGAGGTCCCGCGAGGCAGCAGACGAGAGGAAGAGGAGCCCACCTATTTTCACCAAATGGTGGTTGGCGGCTTACAGCCGCTTGGCAATGTCGGCGATGCGCCATCATCGGAGGCGGCGGGCATCGTTAACGTCTTCCCCGTTCCCGTCCCCTGGAAACCAAACCGGCGAATGACGCCAACGGTAAAATTCTGCGAATTGTGGGCGAAGGATGCGCACCGGGACGGCGACTACACGACGATTCAGCTTGTCTATCCTGACATCGTTCTGGAGGGAGACGACACGCGCCGCAATCTCTCACGCATTCCAGGCCGTCAGCCATTTGTGAAAGTACAGGGTCAGCCGACACCAGGATATTTCTATGGCCGCTCTTTGATCGCCGATGTGCAGATGATGCAGGACCTTCTCAACAAGCGGCTACGCGACATCAAAGTGATGTGGGACCGCAACGTCGCAGCCCCGCAGCTCCTATCCGGCTTTACCTCAGTTACCGAGGAACAGTATTACAAGATTATCAGCGAAGGCGGGTTTCTGAACGACCCAAATCCCAACGCTAAGGCTCAAAAGCTGATGGAGCCGCCACCGGAGAACTATCTTGAGGAACTGGAATTTATTTGGAAGATGTTTGATGAGGCTTCGGGTTTCAGTCCTATCATGTCCGGTCAAGGCGAGCCTGGTGTTCGCGCGGGCGTTCATGCCCAAACATTGGTTAGAACATCTTCTCCTCGTTTGATTGATCAAGCAGCCCGTATCGAGCGACAGTTGGCTGAAAGCGGCTATACCGCATTGCGGATCATGCAAGCGCAAGACCCCAGCATCTACATCACTGAGAAGGGCACGGAATTTACGCTAGGCGACATGCCTGATAATTTTCAAGTTCAGGTCGACAGCCATAGTGCATCGCCAGCCTTCGCCGAGGATAATCGCCAGGTGGCCATTGCACTCGCCCGCGCGGGTGCTATCGACGCCGAGGATTTGATCCACATGCTGCACCCGCCTGGTGCGGAATTGCTGTTGGCAAGACTACGACAGCGACAGAAACAACAGGCTCAGGCCGCTCAGCAGGAAAAGCAGGAAGACATGCTCAAGGACGTTCTTCAACTCCCACAGCGTAGACAGGCTGGACGTAAGCGCAAGTAAGGGTGTAGCTTTGCCCGCCCTGGGATGGCCGAGATGGCGTTTACCGACAGTGCCGACAATGGTCCCGATGCTGGCGGTGGAGGACCGCCCGCGCCCGATGCTGGCGGCGGCGGTGCTGGTGCTGGTGGGGCTCCTCCACCTCCGGGTGGCGGGCCGATTCTAGCGGCACTCGCGCGGCGCGGCATGCAGCCGCCGGTATCTACACCGGGGCCTGGAAACATGGCCCAAGGGCTGATGATGCTCAAGAACGCAGTCGATATGATTCACCAAGCCCTGCCAAACCTCGATGCTTCCAGTCCGATGCACAAGGACGCTGTTAAAGCGCTTACAGCAATCACCAAGCATCTACCGCAGGGCGCGCCGACCGCTGGCGTGCAGCAAACACAGCTCGGTGATATGTTGCGGAACACAATTAAGAACGCTTTGTTGCAAAAAATTATGGCTCAGAGGCAGCAAGGCGGCGGACAGGGTGGGGGAGCGGGCGCCGGTCAAGGACCAGATCAATCGCCGCCCGGCATGCCAACGCAGCCCGTACCGGCAACACCATTGCCAGGAGCATAATCAATCGACCTTGTAGAGCACGCCGTGGAAAAATCTGGCGTCAACATCAGGAGTGAATCATGGCACAAAATAGGTCATACGATCCACCTATCGTCTCCCCTCCCGAGACACCACCCCGGACCGTCCTCCAGGTCGATACTCAAAGTGAGGTGAGCGAGTGGGGGGCAATTTCTAAAGTGGTCCCGAAACCGGAGGGGGGAGTCCCACTTCAACCGTCAATTATAGGAAAATCGAACGCCAACTGAGTGATTGACTATGGCTCGTGGTGAGTACGCACCGGCCCGAGCAAGAGCGTTGCGGGCCATCGGCGAGAACGGTTGCCGTAGCGCCGTTAATGCCGCTTTTCTACAACACGGTCAGTCTAAGACCACGGCCGGTTCGTCTCTGCACAAGTGTTTTGTCCTTGGTTACGTGCGTAAGCTGCCAGGAGCGCGCTGGCAGATAACAGCAAAAGGTCAAGCTGAACTTCAACGCCTTGAAACTTGGGATAGAGCGACAAAGACCAAACAATGCGCTGAGTGCAGCAAGATGTTTGGTTGGAAGCCTATGCCCACCAAAGGCAAATACAAAAAGGGTTGGTACACCACAACCAAATTTTGCTCGTGGGACTGTTTCAACGCCTTTCGTATCGGGGCAGCAAAGGGCGTGATTAAAGACGGCTATCGAATCATCCACGGCGAGAGAGAGCATCGTCTTGTCATGGAGCGAATGCTCGGTCGTAAGCTTGAGCCTTATGAAACTATTCACCACAAGAACGGTATTCGCGACGATAACCGACCAGAAAATCTCGAACTCCGGTCTGGTCAACATGGTCCAGGCCAACGCGTCAAAGACCTGTACCCCGATATCGGCGGCGTTCTGAGCTTCGGAGCCTGACCATGGCCAAGCGAGAAATCGAAGACGAGGAATATAACTTTCTGCAGCAGCGTAGGAGTGTGGCCGATTTCGTTGAAAGCATCTATAACGATCCGACATTGAATCGCGAAGCAAAGGCGCTGATCAAGCGCAAGTACCCGCAGTTGAACATCCCCGACTACGATCTTGAGGAAAAAGTAACTGCGCGGCTCGACAAGGAAAAAACTGACCGCGAGGAGGCTGAATCCAAAAAGCGTCAGAAAGAGGAAGACGACCGCATCTCAAACATGCGCAAGAAAACCAAAGACGAGTACGGCTTCACCGACGACGCGATGAAGCGGCTCGAAGACATGATGGTCGAGCGCAACATCGGAGACTACGAGGTTGCAGCAAGCTACATGGCGAGCAAGACCCCGAAAACGAGCGAACCCACATTCGATAGCCAACACTGGCATCATGAAAGGGCACCGGGGTTTGCCGAAATTGCCAAAGACCCAGAGGCGTGGGGACGGAATGAAATCATGCAGGCGATCAACAAGGACGAGCAACGCCAAAAAGGCGGGAGATAACAGGAGGACTAACAAATGCCGATTCTTGGCAGCGGCCTAATCCCGTCCGGTCCCATAGGTTTGGAGCTGGAAGCAACCGTCAGGCGCGTCTTTGCCCAGATGGTGGTGATTCTAATCTACAAACAGAACCCGCTGCTTGCGTTACTTCTCAGAAATGCGATTCGCGCATCGGGCGGTGTCTCGCCCTATACTCAGCCAGTGCAAACCGGCGCATATGTCACGTCGTCATGGATAGGCCCAGCCGGACAATTCAATCTCCCGACCGATGTGGCTGCAACCGTCAACGCCGAGTTCAATATGTGCGCGTTGGCAACCCCGGTGAGTTCGCTTGGACTCGAACAGTTAGTGACGCAAGACGCGATTGCGGTTTGCTCGCGGCTGATGCTCAAGTTGAACGATCTGAAAAATGCCTCTCTCGCAGCTTTGGCAACTGCGCTGTTCGGGACCAATGGCGGCAACGTCCTGCAAATGTTTGGACTGCTGGACGCTTTCGGTGCTACCGGGGTCTATGGCGGGCTCGATCGCGCGACTTATCCAACATGGGCAGGAAATGTCGTCACTGCTGCCGGTGCAATCCTCACACGAGCAACATTCATTCCGAAGCTCTTGAGTGCAGTTAAGCACGCGGGCGGCGAGGCTCTGGACTTTGTCGTAATGAGCATTGAGGACTGGACAACGCTGCTCACCGATTTCATGTCCGTGGAGCGCTACAACAATGACCCAAGCTCACGATGGGGAAAAGACGACCCCGTCAACTCCGGTTTCAGGGGACTCCTCCTCGGGGACACGCCGATCTTCTTCGACCTCAACTGTCCTAAAGGGACTGCTATTGGCTTCAACTCTCGTTACATCACCCTGGTTATCCATGAGGACGCAAACTTCGCTTGGACTGGGTGGTACTCCACGATCCCTCAAGGACAAATTGCGAGCGTCGGGCTCTCGCTAACCGCGCTTAATCTGGTTGCCAGCAAGCCGAGCACCGGCATGATTCTGCAAGGCATCACCGGAGGCGCGACCTTCCCCTGATGTGGTGGCCACAACGCCAATCGTTTGCTTTTCCTGCGGGTCCGGCACAGTACGTCATCCCGAACTCCAGCACGCTTGACCCAACACCAATCGCGCTTCCCGCTGGTCCGCCCCATTACGTCATTCCGTGTTCCAGCAGCCTTGACCCGCCCTATAGCTTTCGCACACCTACGTTTCCGTTTCCGCGTTTTCCCTTGGCGTTCGAAAGCGAGACACGAGCAAGAGGCACGGGCTTGATCACAGGCTTCCCCTTTCCGTGTCCGCCTTGGTGGGGGAGGTAAGTAAGTGCCCGAGGTCATACCGATTCAGGCGACAGCGGCACCGTCAGCGCCGTCAATCGAGCCCAGAGCAACGACGACAGTCTCAGCACCGTATGATTACGAGGTCAGTGCTGCTGCACCAGCGTCCGGTGTTGCTAATCAGTCGACCGACTTCAGAAAGCTGGTCGTTAACGACATCGATGCATCCGCAGCGAACCACGCCACGTTCTTCGGCACGTTGAACGTCGGCGATAATATCGTTTGCAACGGCGTGACGTGGAATATCGTCAGCATCACGGTCGGCACCGGCACCCACAGTTTTGGCGTCAGCCCACCGATGTCGGCGCCCCCGACCGGAGTAGGAACAAGCATCTCATTCTCCGCGTCGACGCCTGCTGGCACCGAATCAGAATTTCCGTTGTTTCAGCCGATCATTCCGCCTCCAGTGATCGGCCAAGGGGGAGGAGTTCTTGTCGGTCCTGCAATCGCCGCTGCAGCCGTACCACCGTCGGTGGCCGGTATCGTGCCACCAACATATGCAAGCGGTAGTGCCACGGTTCCGACCGCAGCTTCTCTTTTCCCGGATGGCACGACCACGCCTCCGAGCCCGCCTATCGTGGTCGATGGCAGTAACTTTGCTGTGGCAGCACCAGGACAGCAGCCGCCGTGGACATGGCCTCCACCAGCTCAAACGCCCACAACGGCACCAATCACGTTGGATGGATTCGCCGCAATTATACCGCCCTGGACGCTGATGGCCGAAACCCATCTGAGCGCTGCTAATCACGACAATCCGGGACACAAATCCAACCGGCGAACACAACGGCGAAATAGCGTATGATGCAGCATGCTCGCCGCATACATCACAGACACGCAAGACCTGCTGAATGATTTGCAGGGGCAATTTTACACAACCCCAACACTGATTCGTTACATCAACCGAGCACGCCGCCGGATTGCGGGGGCATCTGGTTGCCTGCGCGTTTTGCCAGTTGGCACAACCACCATGCCGGGCGTGGAAACTTACGCATTCTCTGATTGGAACTCTCTGGTGCAAGAACAGATGCCCGGAGTTCAAAGCGTGCTGCACTGTCGCACGTTGTCAATGGCAATCGGGACAGGAGGCTGGAAGCCGATGTGGCGACGACTGGTGTGGACCGACTTCCAGGCAAGATTCCGCATTTACAACGGAACTTTCTACGGCGTGCTCAGTGAGCCTGGATGGTGGGCTCAGTATGGAGCTGGACAGCTCGGCAAGATTTACCTCGCACCGATCCCGTCTCAAATGATGCCGCTCGATGTTGACCTGAGCTGCATCCCCAGCCCGCTGCTAACAGATAACGACCCTGAACCAATCCCATATCCCTGGGACGATGCAGTGCCGTATTGGGCAGCTACGATGGCGCTCTTGCAGCAACAACGGCGCGAGGATGCCGCAGCAATGGCGCAACTATTTAATGCTGAGCTGCCAATGTGCGCGTCAATCGTGTGCCCGCAGATGATTCAAACCGGCTACGGGGCCGCAATAAGATCAGCTTGACAGAGTCACTGGAAAACCTTTACACTTCGGTTTTTCTTGGGGAAGAAACCGTGGTTGAGCCGATCTGCCCTCTGTCTGGCCGCCCCTGCCCACGAAAGCTTCTGGTGAGCGGCCCAATACGACAACGCATCTTGGATGTCATCGCGACCCGTCCACACGGGGTTACGCGCGCACAACTGATCTGGCTAGTTTATGGTGACGACCCCAATGGCGGGCCGGATAATCCTAACGTAGTCTCTGTGCATGTCTGGCACGCCAACAAGGAGCTGCGATCCCAAGGTTATGAGATCACAGCAACGGGTGGCCCTGGGTCGATTTACTATTTGGTGAGGACGGATGCCCATACAAAGCGCAAACCCGCCCGATCTGATCACGCTCGACAAATGGGCGGGGCTAAATCAGCAAACACTTCGAGGCTCGATAGACGATCAAGAGCTGTTCTGGCAGGAAAACCTGTATGCAATCGCAGCCGGTAACCTGCGCTCGTGCTGGGGACCCTCAGCTCCGATCTACACGGCCCCCACAGGCAAACTAATTTTACGGATATTCTTCGGCTACATCGGTCTCAACACGCCCATCTTCGGACAACCACCACCAGGCCGCTTGGGCTGGATGTTTCTCAACGATGGCACGGTCGATCAAGTTGATCTCGATACCCAAGAAGTAGTTCCTCTGGGACAAATCTGGGGAACATTTCCTCCATATCTGTGGGCTTCTGTAAAAGTTTGGCGTCCACAGTGGGTCGGTGGGACAGCTCCTGGCCAAGGCGGTGGAATCCTTATCGGGTCTCCGCAAGGATTGTATGCTTGGGACGGCACGACACTGTCGTCGCCCGGTGATCCTTCGCCTGAATGGCTGAGCGGTGAAGTTCCTGGTGTCGACCCGATCTCGCCTATGCCGTCAGGTCTGCCTGGAATTTATGCGATGGAGGTGTACCAGGATAGGCTTTGGATTGCTGGCAAGAACGTCATCAGCTTCTCTGCGCCATCCAATGGCGCAAATTTTTCGACGGCTTTGGGCGGCGGGAGTTTCGGATATTTTGGCGACAGGCTGGCGATCACGTACATGGACCTCGCAGCAAACGCAGGCTACCTGTATGTTTTCGGTGACTCGTCAACGGACATTATCAGCAACGTACAGTTCTCGGGCGCTGGAACACCAACCGCTCCGTTCACCACAAATTTTACCTACAGCAATTTGGACCCGCAAATAGGTCACGGATTTGCACGTCCAGCGGGGCGCTGGGGACGCTTTTTCGTTATGGCTAACGGCAGTCCCCGCAGCAGTGGAGACACTGACCAGGAAGCATTTCATGGCGGAATCTATCTGATGGCTGGCGGCGATGCGCAAATGATCGGTCAAAAGGTTTCGAACATCTACAAGACACTCGACACGTCGACTTTCCAACCCACGTTCGCGCCGATGACCATGTTTGGTTATAAAGTCATGTTGTTCAACGGATTGTTTACTGATCCGTGGGGCCGCAAACGCTCAATGCTGCTTGCGTGGAACGGCGAACAATGGGCGGTGATGAGTCAGGGATTAAATCTCACGCAAATTGGAAGCTACGAAGACAGCAGCATCATCATTCCTTATGGCACAGATAGCGTGAACCTTTATCGATTGTTCGACCATCCCGATCCGGCGCTCGTGAAGCGCTTTTCAACCAAGACGCTGCGCGGAGCGGGCCAATCAATGCTGACAATCAAAAATTTCAAACGTGTGTTTCTTGAGATCACAGATCAATTCAACAGCGGTGTTTCACTCACCGGCACCATCACCGCAAGCGAAGGCGGGATGCCAGGAGGTTCGCAAGAAATCGGCTTCCAGCTTACTCGGGGCCTGAAGAGTGCAATTATTCCGCAGCCGATAGAGGCGGCTGGTATTCAAGCGGCCGTTGACCTTGAGAGCATTTCGCCCGACTTCTCGATAGAGCGATTGCATCTGGCCGCTGACGAGCGTACCCTTTTCGGCGCTTGAACCACCACACTCTTTTGAACAGAGGAGAAGAGCAGAATGGCACGACGTCGTAGACTGAGAATGACTAGGCGCGCACGTCGTAATCGTGCTCGCAAGCGGCGATAAAGGAGGACCACATGGCACGGAGAGGTCGAAAGTCGCATAAGCGGGGCCGTCGCGGCGGTCGTAGGCGAGGACGGAGACGGTAAATGCCCGCCCCGCGTATTGGCCTAAACAATACGCGCAATCTCAGGAGGGCTTTACAGCCCAAAGAATTGAGGCCGGGAGGTTGGCGCATGCCTAGCTTCTACCCCCGGCCTAATTCCTATCGCAAAGGCCCGCCTAATGGGGCCAGACGAATGAGACGGTTGTGAAAGCTTCTCTTGAAGCCATAGAGAAAAATTCGATTCCTGAGCCCAACACCGGCTGCTGGATTTGGCTAGGGTATATTCATCCTGATGGTTACGCCCGAGCCAAATTTAACGGTAAAACCGCCGGGGTAGCCCGAGTTGTTTATGAGTGCGTGAGCGGTCCAATCGCGCCGGGATTACAGATTGATCATATTTGCCGACTACGCTGCTGTGTAAATCCAGCTCATCTTGAGGCAGTCACGCCTCATGTAAATATCATGCGAAGTTCCTGTCCTACCATTACTCGTTTGCGCCATGCGGCAAAAACCCATTGTCCGCACGGGCACGAGTACAATCCAGAAAACACCTATTGGCAGGGGAAGTCTCGCTTCTGTCGAGAGTGCAGTAGACTTGCGCAAAGGCGATATCAGAATAAGCTTCGCGAAAGGAGGCTTTGATGGCTAGAGGTGTCGATCTGGGTGCGCGTAGTCGCGTAGACCCAGCAGGTGGTCGCGGTGTTACACAACGAAAAACCGAGGTCCCTGCATCAAGAACTCGCGCCAAATATGCAAGGGACTGTAGTCCGCACAATGGCGGCGGACAGCGCTACCGGCGCTCGCGGCGCAGCGGGAGATACTGATGGCACGCCGGGGTCGAAAAATGCGGGTGCGCCGCATGCCGATGGCTGCGATGACCATCGGCCGCCGGTTTCGCCGCTCGCCGCGTTTCGGCGGTCGCACCGGGCCGGTGAGAGGCAGTCGACGGTGACGAGAACAATTCGCGGGCCGACCGAGACACAGCTCCATCTCTCGGTCGCAGAGTTTCTTGATTGGGCTCTGTTGCCGCCTGCGTTTTATACGACGTTCCCGGCAGGCTGGGGCGTTCTTAGCCCAAGCATGGCACAGCGGCTCAAGAAAAGCGGCCTCAAGGCTGGCATGCCGGACATCATGGTGTTTTTCGGCGGCGGTTGTATCGGTATCGAGCTAAAGACTAATTCGAACCGCCTCTCGCCAGCACAAGAGGAAACCTTCGATAAACTAATCGACGCTGGCGTATACATGCATGTATGCCGCAGCATTGACGACGTTATCAATGTTTTGTGCACGAAAGTCCCGCTGCGAAAAATGACAGGGCCGCGATCATGGCAACAAAGCACCAACGACGGGCATCTAGGCGCAACCTCCGAAAAGCGCGCCGTCACCGCAGACGTGGGAGGCGCTAATGGCTGAGAAGGAAAGCGAATGGCCGAGGATCAAGCGGGAGCCGGTGGGATTCTATCAGCACCCGGACGGGATTCTGAAATCCACGCGCTCACTCGCCGGACCTTTGCGTCTCGGAACCTCGCGCGGCGTAGGTCCAGGAGGATTAACCGGGGAAGGAAATTCAAGCGACTTCGGACTCGATAGGGTGACACCAAGGAAAATGGACCCTATCGGCACATCCGCTACTCGTGCCCCGCAAGTACGCGAACCCTCTTCGCTTTTGTCCCGCGAATCCCGTTCCAAGCGCGACGGAGAGTGATGTCGTTAGCCTCGCTCTTGGTGCTGAACGACAGCCCAAACGAGCAGGCTAACTTTGCGTTTGAGCACATGATGTCGCACCGACAGTTTCTCGGTGCGATGGCTCCGCTGACACGCTTCTCGGTGTTGCCTTACAACCTCGACCCGTTCCATGATAATAAGATGTGGCTACGGCGGCATCAGACGGCACAAACTGATGCCATCAGCACGGTTCCGACATGGGGTCTAATCAACCCACCCGAAGGCCCGCCGTATCCAGGAACGCTGACAGTCAGCGCACCCGAGAACAAATTATTGGAAGTGACTGACTGGAGCAATGCGAGGCAACGAGCGTGGTTTGTGTTCGCGAACCATCAAGAACATTACGTCACGACGAACTCGCTCCCGCCGGTTTTGACGTACCCGTTCGATTAACGCCTAGGTTGCTGGTCGAAGCCGATTTACCCTGGCTGCATTACCTGTTCGCAAAACGCTATGGCGAACGCTACGACGCGGACACGACCGCGCGCTGGTTCAAGCTCGTTGTCATTCCAGAAGCATTGAACTTTTATGCGGCACGCACCGAAGATGCGTTTATCGGGGCACTGACGACCGTGCTGCCCTGGTTACCCGGAGAGCCGGAAGTGAATGTAATTGCCATCTGCGCGGATGATGACGCCGGATGGCAGGTCATTACACTACTGCGGGCCTCTATTGCGTGGGCACGTAAACGCAACGCAGCTAGGTGGCGCATATGCTCAGACACGGAGTATGATTTGCGACCACTAGCGCTTCGCGTTGGCGCGAGAGAAATCACTTCGCGTTTTGAGATCGATCTCAGGAGGTGCTGAGATGGCCGGTTTAATTCAAGCCGGAAGCGGCATTGCCGGATTGTTTGGCGGGACGAGTCCCGCATTCAACATCACCAACCCCTTCACGCCGTTCCCGGTCACAAATCCGTTTCAGGATTTTCAAAATCCATTTGCAAATTTCCAAAATCCTTTCGATCTCAATGCGCTATTGAACATGGGACTTTCGCCGACACAAACCGCCGCTACAAATTTTTTCGGCGGACAGCAAGACGCTCGGACGCGCGACATCTATGCCCGCTTGGGTCTCGGCGGATCAACGATGCAGGGACAAGACCTCGGTGCTAACGAATTGGCAAGATTGGCAGAGGAACAACAATTCATTGAGAAGAACCAACAGCTCGGACTGTCCACGCAACAGGGTACGCTGAGCGCAGAGCAAATCGCTGCACAAGGCACATTGAGCGCAGAGCAGATCGCTGCTGGAGGTACGCTGAGCGCAGAACAACTTGCCGCTCAAACACAGCAGAATTTCCAACAGGGAACACTCAACGCGGAAATTGCAGCAGCGAACGCCTCGAATCAAGCATTCCAGCAAGGACAGTCAAACTTGAAGAACATTGTAGGCGGCCTGAATACAACTTTTGGCGGGGCCGCAACAGGCGCAGGCACAAGTGGAGGCGGGGGCGGATGAACCCAGTCGATACAAGTGGCGGCTTGCTCGGAACCGGTGGTACAGGTAGCGCCCAGACCGGAGCTTCGCCAACCGCCGGTGGGGCATTGCCAACTAGCGCTCCGACGTTCTCACCTTTGCCCGCGCTGACTACAACTGGGGTAGACCTCTCCAGCCTTGTGAGTCCGACCACCTCAGACCTCTCTAATCTTTTGCCAACCAGCACGGCCACCACTACTTCGGGGTTCGATCCTGCATTGTACGAGCCGGGTGGTATCTTCAGTCCAACGGGGTCGGGCAGTCTCTTTGCGCCTGGCGCGCCACAAACTCAGCAAGCTCAGCAAGACCCAAGCGGGCAGGTGCCACCACAACAGCAGACGAGTGACAAGAGCGATGTCACTCAGCCGCAAACTCAGACAGATGGCGATGGCGCTAAACCCAATTGGCTCCGCTCCGTTCTGGGGGCGCCGCCCGCTGGTTTCACTGGATTTACACAGCAGCCGACACAGCCAATAGGCACGCCAAGAGCAGACCAACCCGTGACCTTGCCGCAGTTGGCACAGCCACAAATAGGTGGCTCGCCCTCAGTTGACCAACCTGTGACACCGCAACCACAGCAACCAGGCGCGCCACAGCAACCAGGCGCGCCGCAACCGCAGCAACCACAACAGACCGCCGCGTCACAACCAGCGCAGCGGCAAGCCCCGACCATGACCGGGGCCGTCCCGGCGACTGCGACCGCCACACCGCAAGTCGCCGGGGCTTTACCGCCTGGAGGTCTAAATCCAATCCAGGCAATTCTTAACGCGCTCGGCTTGGGCGGACTTGCTCCGCTAGTAGCGCAACTCGCTGGTGTCCCTCCGGGCGGTGGTCGCATGCCATCTCCGACTTCCGGCCTTGGGCCTTATGGCCGCTTTCGTCGCCCTATTCGTGGCGAATATCCAACGGGTTCGGGGGCGGGATACTCCGATATGGGCATTGCCCCGCCTGGCCGCAGCGCCGATGTCACCGAGCCCACCAACGCACAGGTGAACCAGGGCAGACTGGCAGGCACCGATACGCCGCCAACAGCAGGATTCAGTCGCGTGTTGCAGCAAGAGCGTTCGCGGTTAGCCACCGAGCTGCAAGACCCGCGCCGACGCTGGGAAGCTCTTGCGGTCCTCGCATTAGAGCATGAACACGATCCTGCAGCGGTCGCCGAATCGCTTTTGAATCGCAGCAACTATGCACGCACTTCCGTCCACGACATGATCCATAGCGGATTCTATGGGCCGGTGAATTTCGGCAAGTTAGGTCGCGAAATGCGAGCCTTGCAAAACAATCCCGAGCGCGCCGCCCGGTTGAATGCTGGACTTGAGACCGCGCTACGTGGAAGCAATTTAATTGGCGGCGCAACTGATCAAGGCAGCGGACGCGATCCCAATGTTGGATGGCGTGGTGGTCGCGTGATTCGCTTCGGTGAAACCTACAATGACTGGGACGGGGGTCCTGGCGGGCATGATCGTGCAGCGCTGTGGAGAAAACAGCAACAACAGCGCGTGCGTGCGCAACAGCAACAGACACAGCAGCGTGAGGAATTCGGCCATGGATTAGCTATGGATATTTCACGCCGCGTGCCTGTGACCGGCGGGCCTGAGATTGAGGGCGGCGGAATGATTCGAAGAGGCGCGCCCGCGACAGAGTTTGAAAACATTCTCGAGCAGCTCAGAAAACGCCACCCTCGACGGGAAGAGGCTGAATCGACATGACGCTGCAGGACCTGGCCTACAACTATCAGCCGGACGATCAGCCAGCGCGGCAACCACTGCCAGTATCGGCTGGACCGACGCCAGAAGAATCTGCGCGAGAGCAATGGCCGCCGTTTTCGGACCCGCCGGGTGGGCAAACGGTAGGACCTCCTCCAGCGTTCTTCCGCCGCGACAATCCCGGTATATCCGATTGGGCCGCCAACTTTTTCCCGGCGGCACCAGGAGGGGCGGGGGGAGGCTTGGCGTCTTTCCTATCGTCTTTGATGCCGGGACCTACGCCGCTGTTTGGGATAGCCAGGCAGGCTTGGGAGCAAAGACCAAGCGTTGCAGGCGCGCAGGACTACTTGACTGAGGCTGGCACGCAGCAGCCGGGTCAACAAAGACAAACACTGCCGGGGCAACCAACGCCCTTTGAGCCGACACGACCGCCAGAATTTCCGCCCTCGCCGATAAGGGGCGCCGAGAAACCAATCGAACCTCCACCGCCCGCGCCAAAAGCCAAAACGTCTGAGGCAACGGAGGGAAAGGGCCAGAATTATATCAACACCCCTCGAAATGCGCCCCACAATACCTGGGGGAAAGACGATTATATTTTAGAGGGGGCAAGAAAGTATCCGGGTGTAGCTCCCGGCCCGCATATGCCGCAACAAGGCGACTTCGCCAAAATCATTATGGGTGCTGGTCGTGGCTTCGCGCAGTGGGGCTCAGGCTTCACCGGCCCGCTGGGTCTAGCATTAATGCAGTATTCCGGCGCTTACTGGCGCGCAGTTCGCGCGCAGGAAACACATGCGGCTGCGATGAACTTGGCTAATTTCCAGCTCGCGTCGAAACAACTCGTTTTCCAGCAACAACAGGAAGGCCGTGAGTATGGCGAAGCAGTCGCCGCTTATGGGCCACACCAAGATGCCAAGGGGCGTAACGTCCCCGGTGACGAAGATGCGCTGAGAAATGCGTTTCTGAGCATTGCGGCCAAGTATCACGACACAAAAATCCCGGCAGTGATGGCGACCGGCGGTGTTGCAGCAGCGATACGTGTGATTCAGCACAACGAAGCACACGGCCAAGATGTCAATAAGATGCGGTCGCAAATGCTCAAGGAAGACCAGCACCAGAAAAATTTGATCACAATACGCAAAGCACGACGCGAGGAAGCCGAAGGCAGAGGGGCGCTAGAGGGATACGGTGCGGGTACTGGCGGTGCTTCGACCGTACCCTCTGCAAGCGGGACGCTCCCGGCCAGACCCGAGGCAGAACCGGGCGAAAAAGAGCGTGCCTGGCCGACTGAGAGGGAAATACAACCGGAAACCACGTCCGCACCTGAAGAAGCCGCTCCTGAAACAACCGGCGGTGTCGAGCCCGAAGCCGCCGACGAATCCGGTGAGCCTCGAACAGAGGCAGAGGCGCCGACGCAGCAAGCTACAGCAGAACCGGAAACCCCAGCAGCGACAGAACCGCCGGAAGCCGCTCCTGAAACGGCAAAGATAGCAGAACCGACAGCCCTTCGGCCAATTCGCCTAGCACAAGCAGATACCGGAACCAGGACTGACGCGCCTTCACCTGCCGAAACCCGTAGACCGGCGCCTGGTGCCCCGGCCGAAGCACGCGCCCCCGCCGAAGCGCGCGCCCCCGCCGAGCCAGCGGCAACGGGCGGCCCTTCGCTCAGACCTTATGGTGCAATGGCCCCAGTGACCCCGCCGCCTGAACAGGCTGCGCGCGCGCAGGCGGCACCAGCAGCGGCACCAACGGCCCCGACCGACAATGAGGCAGATTTAGCCTATGGACGTGGGTGGAAACCGCGCGAATCGCAGGCTTTGAGAAAAGCGCGAGACTACGTCAATCCGTATACCGGGCAGACATTTCCGCTTGATGAGGCGGGTGTTGACGGACGCGCACAGCGCAGGGTTAACGGCACGATCAAGCTCCAAGAACAGCGTGAAATTCCCAAGAGCATCAGAGCTATTGATGGTGCTCGAGCAAGCGAGATTGAGTCAGAGATCGATAGGATTATCGCAGACCCGAAAATCAAGGGTCAGGGTGTCTACGCTGCATTGTCGAAGGTCAATACTGAATTGAGCGCTGATCTGCGCGGATATGTAGACGGCGATTTTAACATTCCCTCCTCGTCTTGGAACAACCAGACATTTCTCAAGCGTCTAATCGCCTTGGGCGGCAAGGTCGATCCCAATTTCAATTCAGCTACCGCCCCCGTGCGCGCCCGAACAAAACAGAACATGGCAAATGGCCAGGGCGCGAGGAATGTCATTTCCGTCGCTACTCTGCATTTGCATGCTGGTGAAGCGATTGATTTGCTGCGGGAGGTTGAGAGGCGCAATCCGGGAATGCTCAAAGAGTATTTGGGCGCTTCAAAATTGGGGAGGGATTTGCCGTTCTTCCGAAATCTTCGCACGTCCCCCGAGGAGCGTGCGTTGTTTCAGCGACTCGATGTTGCTCTCGGAACCGTGGCAACCGAATATGTCCGCGCAACAAGCGGCGCAGCTCCGACCGTAACCCATCGCAATGAAGTCCATCACGGCCTGGATTACAAATGGAACGATGAAAGCACGGTTATCGATCAGCTCCAGCAAATGCAAAAAATGGCCCAAGATCGTATGCTGGTGCTGCAACAGCAGTACAACGCTGTTCTCGGTGTCGGGGCAAGAAAAGACCCGATGAGTGTGCTTCTACGCGATTACGCTGCTGGTGTTGTAGCCGGTCGCCCGCAACTAGCGGGGAAGGGGGGCGCCTATGCCGATCCTGGTGGCGATGCGCTCGGCAATTACGCGGATGTCAGTGCGCCTGGTATCGGTGATCGCGTTCAACAATTATTGCGAGGTGTAACAGCCCCTGCTGCAGAAGACATTGGCGCAGGCTGGAAGGTGCGAGTGCGCTGATGCCTACGTTCGTTTTCACTTCGCCCGATGGCAAGGAATACGAAGTTGAGGGGCCGGAAGGCTCAACGCAGCAGCAGGCATGGCAGCAGTTGCAGAAACAACTGCGTGAGTCCAAGCCAGCCGAGACAACCAAGCCGCCCGCTGAAAATCGGGCATACACATTCGGTCGCGGCGTGGTTCAAGGTGCGCTCTACGATCCTGTCGAAGGCATCGGTCAGTTGATCGAGCATGCCGCTAACATCAAGCTCCCCGTTCCGCAGACGGTTCGCAAATGGCTGCGTGATGTGCGGGACGAGACGGAAAGAACCGGAACGGGCACGGCCGGACGGTTGACTGGGGCAGTCGGTTCGCTGTTCGCCGCACCCGAGATCGCCGGTCTTGCGCGCGCCGCTCAGCTCGCGCGCGCGGCGCGGGCCATGACCCCCGCCCAACAAGCGGCTAGAATACGACAGATCGGAACACCGGCCGCCTCGCAACTTTTTTCGGCCCGAGCACAGGCGCTCGGCAAGCCGGTAATGAGCCTGACGAATGAGGAAAGGTCGGCGGCGCTTCTCGGTCATCCTCCTCCCGGCGCCGCGCGCGCGGCGCTGTCCTTCCCCGCCCGTGCCGCAACCGGAGCTGCCGTTGCAGCCGCCGAGCCCGTCGAAGGAAGTCCAGAAGACTACCTGCAGCAAAAGGGCTACCAAGCCCTAGCAGGCGGAACTCTCGGGGGGTTGGCCGGAAGTGCCCTAGCGCAGCGCGCAGGCGCTGTACGGCCGTTGCATTGGCACTGGCACTATCCTTTTTCGGGCTATGGGCTGTACCATCTAGCGGGTCCGTGGGGTCTCGGCGCTGGTGCCGGTACGCTGGCCACCCTAGCGGCCCTCGCAAGGGGTGGGGGCGCGAGGAGCGTTGCGGCTCTTGGGGGCGGGGCGGGCGAGGCTGTCGGGCAGGTAGGCGCGGAAGCTCCGCGGGAACGCCAAGAGGAGCAAAATGGACAAGACCAGGAAGCCGTTCAGTAACATAACCCCGCTCAACAGCATCGATGCGCGCATCCACCGGCAGATCGAACGGGTGCTAACCGATCTTGAACATTTGCCAATTCCTCCGCGCGAACGGGTCCAAGCGCTGTATACAATTGGCCGATTGCAAATAGTCTTCCAAACTCTTGCAAAGGGGGCGAAAAATGCCAGAACCGGAAGTGCAGTCGCCCATTACAGCAAAGCCTTCTCGCATGGAGCTGGTACACGAGCGAAGATTGCCCGACCCACCATCATGGACGCCCCCGACGGACTCGACGACGACTCCGACGATTCCGACGACGCAGCGTGAGCTGTTGCAAGAGGCCATCACGAGAGCGGCTTGGCGGCAGGGAATGCTTGCGAGTATCAATGTACTCACAGCTGTTCTGGCCGCGAGATTATTAGTTCTTGTGGGTGTGGCAGGTGGAATTTGGCTTGCTTTCATAGCCCTGCAAGAGCCTAACGAAATGCGGTTAGGCGTACTTGGGATTTACGCCGCTATTATCGTGGTTCCGACAGTTTGGCTCGCTTCACAACGCTAAATTGCTTTTTGGCGGCGATTTTTATTCTGCTTTGAACGGGTGGCCCAACAGCAGTTCCCCGGCTCGTAATTGCCGTCATTGTCAATTCTCTCCAGCGTCATTTGAGGCGGTCGTTCCCCTAGGTCAGAGAGAAAATTCACAAATGTTTGCCAGCGCTTACAGACTTTGATCCCACGTCCGCCATACCATTTAAATCCCGCACGTGCAGAGTTGGTGCAACGGTCACGCATAGCGCGCCAACTTTCATAAGTTGGTGTACCTGTTAACCCGTGTGTGATGGTCCCCTTTCGACAGCCGCACGACCGTGTATGCCCGGATCGGAGATGGTCGCCAGAAACAATGGCTGTCCCGCTGCAGTCACACTGACACAGCCAAGCAATGTTGCCCCCTTTCGTCCCTCGACGCTCCAGAGCAACTAATCGTCCAAATCGCTGGCCGGTGATATCTATGGGGGCGGGCATCGCGACCTCCTTATCAGGTTGCGGGTCAAGTGGCGGCTGGACGCTGATGGGGCGTCCAGCCGTTGCGCATTGTAGCATGGGGGACCGTAGGGTCAATTTAGCTCAAAAAACGCACAGGCGGCCTCCGCACGGGCAGCGGCGTGGGCTTTAAACTCAGTCCGAGATGAACCTTCCTGCCCTTGCCCTCGACTAATGAGTGTCTGATTCGCAAGCCATTCCCAGCCCCCCGACACGGTAAGCTTTCGATTCAGACAGACTGACGGCCGGGCGTGCCTGCGTTCCGGCCGTCAACCATTAGCCGTTCCGCATGTCCCATCACACCGCCCATAGTGGGTCTAATCGCTCGATGTGCCGCACGAAGGCCGCGTAGCTGCCCATCCCACGGGCGCGCTCGGTTTCATGCTCCAGCTCGTCCAAAAAGGCGTGGAGAAGTGGCTCCAGAATCCGAATGTACCTGTCATCCCGATTCGTTGGCCTATAGAACGGCGGCATCCGAGGATGCCAACTGTAGAAATGGACCCGTTCGAACTCGCCGATCAAAATCTGCCCTTGCACCTGTGGCCGGTAGTCGTCACCCAAGCCGTCAAGCAGATAGCCGATTTGCGTCCAGGGAGCGGGACATTTGATCTCGACCGCCTCGGGGCGATCTACGACAAGCATGTCAGGCGAACATCCGAGTCGACCATCATCAGTAGTGACGAACCCGACCGGCTCCAATTTCAGGTCATAGGTGAACTCAAGTTGAGCGGCGGCGTGCGGTTGCTCAATCTTGCCCCGCTCAACCCACTCCATCCGTCCGGTTGTGTCCTCCATTTGCTCGTTGAGTAGCCGCTCAGCGATTAAGCGGTACATATAGCCGCGTGCTTGTGTGGACGGCTTACCAGTTTTGGGTGTGATGATTTTGTCGAAGTTGCTTGCGGTCGGCATGCCGATACGCAGTCGGTGCCATTCCTCCGTTCCCTGGTCGACGCGATGGATTTTGCTCATTTGCGTCATTCCCAATCCTCTCGATACCGCCTCCCGCGCTCTCGCCGCTGTTCCTGAAACTCCCGTTCCCAAAACTGTTCGCGCTGTTGCTCAAGTAGCAGTTGCTGCGTGTAGTCCTGCTGTCTGCGGGAGTTTTCCTGCATCTGTTCCATCTGACGCTGGAAATTTTGCTGCATTTGGTTTTGGTTGTATTGCCCTTGCGCCGTGGTCGGGATCATCAAGAACAGCGCTGCTATCAATGTCACTGTGGTTTTCATTGTGGCACCTGATCAATCGTGACGCGGTGGATGTCGTAAGGCCCGCGACAACCAATACCCGGATTACCGTAAACGGCGCGGCCATTCGTGAGTTGCCGGAATGTCTCTTGCATTGCGAGAGGAAAGGCTTCGATAAGCTCGCACATGACCGTGCCGCTAGTCTCGAATGTCGCACCCTCAGCGCCCGAGCCGATGACCGAGTAACGATAGGATTTTCTCACCGTGGCGATCCATCTGGTTGCCGTGTGATCGCGACGTTTGCCCACATTGCAGCATCGCGAACCACTCGCAGGACGTGAGTTTTATCCGGCCCTTCTGGCAAGAGTCCGTTCAGTTTGGCGGCAAGTTCGGCGAATGCTTCTCGCGCCATTGCCATGCGCGGAACTTGATCGTTTTGCTTTGGTGTCACCAACTCGAACGTAGACGCGGCCAGGGTCATTTTGTTTGCTCCATGCTGCGTTGCTTTTCCCTCAGCGCGTTAATCAGACGCGGGTAGTCGCGTTCTTGAATATCCTCCAGAGTCTCACAGCCGGTGACGAACAGGCGCAAGAACGTGTCCGGTTGTGTCTTGATTGCTTTGAGCAGGGTCTGCAATTCCTTGACTTGATCGGGCGCTATCGGCTTGGGAACCGCGCGTCTGCCATCGTCGTCCTCGCCCTTGCGAACGATGTTGCACAGTTCCTCGGCTAGGTAGCGCTTGGCGTAACTGATAGCGCTACCTTGCGCTTGCAAATCATTGCGTCCCGGTCCCCTGTCGGGCGGCATTGTCCGTTCCGAACTGATGAAATGACCATCAGTATGCATCAACTCGCCTCGGAGTTGGATGTTCGAGTTAGCTGTAGGTGTCTCGCTGAATGTCAGCGCAAATCCGAATTTTTGCAAAATCGGACGAATTGCCTCGTCCATGTCTTCCCAGCGCGCAAACTTGTAACTGCCAAATTTGCGGCCATCTTTTGTAGTCAGGTCCACGATGCCGTGCTTGTTGACCTTCGGCATCTCCGCAGACATTGCAACGAACGCAGCTTGAAATCTTTCCTTGCGGAGATCGGCTAGAATCGCCCGTTGCTCTTGCAGCACGATCTGCAATTTTTCCGCTGAGATATTGGGGTCGGCCAGTACCTTCATCAAGGTATCGCCAAAGCCCTGCGCGGGCGCAAGGCGCGTGACCTCGTTCATTGCTCAACTCCGTTTTAGGTCCGGCTTTTGCCGTTCTTATGTTGCGCGCGATAGGTTTCCTCAAGCATGGCACGCAGATGTGTTTGAGCCTCAGCCCTCAACTCACCGAAATCTTGTTGTTCACCGACGTCTACCGTGACGGACGCCTCGATCCGCAGGCTTTCGAAGTTGCCAAGGTTGATCGTGCGCGAACATCCAACGCTAAATTCTTTCAGCACTCACCGCCTCCCTGATCCCGCCACAACACGACCATCCTGATTTGTCCGCGATCCCGCAGGGCGGCTCTGCCGATCCCCGCGTGCACCCTTCCGGTCGCGCGACCATTCCAATACTCGCGCGCAGTCTCAGCTCAGATTGCAACTGCTGAATTTCATGCCGTTGCCGAGCAATCTCAGCAGCGCCAGCTCGTACCTTGCTCGCCCGATAAGTCATTCCCTCTGCCGCGATACAATCGGCAACATCATTAAGCTCTCGTTCAGGATCAATCATGCCGCGCCTCCGATTTAGTGTTAACTAAGGGTATTGACACCGGCTGTCAAGCCGTTAAATTAACGGGATGGCAGCAAACGATGCGCAACGCGAGCGCGCGATTAAGCTTGCGGAGAGATTGATTGCACTCGCGCCCGAGACGGACGAGAGCGTGCTTCGGCGCGCGCAGCAAATTCTCGACCGACTCAAGACGCCCATGTTAGCAGTGCTGCAGAAAGTTCCGGGTGGGAGCGTGACCGAAAAAGCAAAGAAGATCGGCATCACCCGGCAAGCCTATTATTGTTGGGCGCGCGGTGAGTACCGGCCCAATCTCAAGCAATCAAAAAAGCTGGCAGCTCTGACCGGCTACAGTGTCGGAGAGATTCGCGGGCGTTAACGCCTCCTGCCTCTCCTATGACGCTTACGCCGTGAACGGCGCGCCTCCGCGAGCGCAATGGCCACGATCTGACGATGCGAGCGCGGGCGGCTACCGTGATGGTGCAGCTCGCGGATGTTCTCGCTGATTGTTTCGCGGCTCGAACCCTTTCGAAGCGGCATGACATGCTCACCGTCTAGGGCCATTCCCGAGCATGGCGCGGAGTTTCATCAAATTATGCTCAAGTGTTTTGCTGGTCTCTCTCAAGTCTTCCTCGAAGGTCTTTGCGGTGTGACTGCAATGATCCGAGAGTTCCTTGATCCTATACCCAAGTTGCCCAGCCTGGAACCAGACTGAGTCGGGACCCGCTCCCTCGGCTTGTGGCATTTGTCCTACAGGCAGTTGTTGTCCCGGCGAATAATCCATCTCATTCCGTTTGGGCGCCAGCGTGAATTTTTCCGTCATCTCTACCTCCTGGTTTTCGCGGGCGCGATCTGACCAAACGCCCGATTGGTGTTAGACGATACGTGGCGGGGCCACCTACTGTGACAGAGATCAGATCGTCTGCGATCAGTCTCCGTAGGATTCGCCCCGTGCTCTGATTCATTGGCGGGAAAACGCCGTATTCGATGCAATCGAGCATCTTGAGACGGTCGAACGTAATTCCGACGTATCTCGAACTTGGTAACCGAAACAGGGTAGGGATCATTTGCACAATATCCGTGCCAGTCGTCGTGCAAATTGACGTTTCGACATTCTCTGCACAGCCTGTCCGATGGTCTGCGCATCATCTTGCCATGCCGCTTTGAGAAACCATTTGCGTGGATCGTGTTCGTGCTCGGCAAGGTGCTCAAGCAGGTTTTTGTAACTTAGAATCTCTTTCTGATCACGATGCGATTGCCGCCGTAAGTCCTTACGTATCTCACCCAGCCAATCGCCGAGGGTCAACCACTTCACGTCACGATCTCTCCCGCGTCGATGTAATCCTGAACTTGCTTGAGCATGTCCTCTGCCGCATTCACGACCTCAGCCTCTTTGCGGTTGATCGGTCCATAGTGCTGACGCAGATTGCGCAAGGTGATAGCGCACACCTCGGCCGCGTAGGCCGGTTGCTCTTTTGACATCTGCTGGTGCTTATAACCATCGCCGCTCCCGTAGTTCTGCCAGGACGAACTCGAACAGCTCACGCCCTCTCGGAACACCTCCACAAAGCCCTGTGGGTTCCTCCCGCTGCCAGCGTTGTAAGCATCGAACAGGGTGTTGAAGTGATCCGAGCCCCCGCGAGCATCGTAGCTGGTTTGCCACGCGCCAGCTTCTGCTGTGTCACTGGTCGTGTTGCTGGCGCTTTGATCGCGGCCCTCGCAGTGCTTGCCCGAGGATTCGCGCATGCCCAAGCCCATCAACAGCGTCCACAACGCTCGCAGCGTGTCGGAGCCGTCCTGACTGATGTCTAAACCTCTGTTGGCGAAAACATCCGCGTACCAAGCAAGCGCATCTTTGTCGGTGTTCCCGGTGCTGCGATGCGCCATTTCGAACGCGGGCGGGTAATCGACGAGGAACTGTTGATAGGCATTGGCAAAAGCTACTGCCACGCCCTTGATGTAGCCAACAGGCGCCACACCCCTGTCGCGCCATGAATACTCAGCAATTGATGAAGTTTCGGCAATCTCGCAGATAGCTTCGATGTCGTCGTCCGACATTGGCGGGGGCAGACCAGGTGGCGGTACGGGAGGGGCGTCAGTTTCCAACGCCTCCCAAGTCTGCGTCCCGACAATGCCGTCGACAGACAGCTTACGGGAGGTTTGATAGGTCCTTACCGCGCTGTCCGTAGCAGGGCCGAAGTCTCCATCGGTAGCGAGGCCCGCTCTATTGTCGCTATTCAACTCCTGTTGCAAGTACGTGACCCACGAACCCGAGTCACCCTGTCTCAAAACCGGATGTCCGGTCTCGGTGCTGGGTCCTTCCGGCGGCGGCACGGGCAGCGATTCTTCGCCTACGAGCGCACCGGCAAGCGCCTGACAAATAGCCTCGAATCTGGCTTTGAAGTTTTCGCAGTCCTGCCTGGCGTTTACGAAACACACCTCCACGAGCACGGCTGGTTCTTGGCAATGCACCAGGAAGTAAAGCGAGGTCGATTTTTTCCCGCCTCGGTTGGTCAGCTCGCCCGCGATAGAGACTGCGTGCGCGATCTCGCCCGCGAGATGGGCTTGTGAATAGTACCAGCATTCCGTCCCGCGCCCGCCTTCCGTGTTGCCGTTTGAATTGAAGTGGACACTCACATCCAGGTCGCGATCCTGGCTGTTGTGGTAGTTCACGATGGTTTTGAGATTTGTGTCCTGATCGCGGCTCGTATTGTCGTGGAACACTCGCACGCTGTGATTGCCGCTGCCCTTGATGATCTCGGCGACCCGGTCAACCACCCGTCTAGCTTCATAGACCTCGTCCAGCCCCCACGGCTCAGGCCCTTGGGCTCCCCCCACATACAGCCCGTGTCCGCTGCTACTCACCAAGCGCATGCGCAACTCCTGTTGCAAGCCATCCTATCTGCGACAACTTTTGTTGCAGTCTCGTTTTGTTCTTTGGAATTTTTTTTATTTTTTTTTGCCCAATTCATGGGGCGAGCCGCGAGACAATCAGCACGTCTTTTTGCTCGAGTTTCGGCATCACAACGAGTCCAGATGGCGCCGCAAACATCCTTGTCCAACCGCTGATCGCAGAGCATGCAGGCAAAACCGCGTAAGTAGCGTTTCTCGCTTGCTGTCATCCTCGGACGATCCTGCCGGTTGTCAGCATGTAGTTGTGCCCATCCCTGCGGATGTTTGTAATCTCTCCGCACTCCTCGCACTTGCCGAGCATATGAAACGTGTTTGCGATTTCCATCGTCTGCTTCGCGCCGCAGTGTGCGCAGTTAAATTGTTGATGCACACTGAAGCCCTCGCCCATATATTTCTTGGCCTGCTCGATCACCTCACCCCAGGGATGCAGCTTCATTCTTCATCCCCCCTAATCGCATCGTGAATGGCCATCTGCTTCAAGATGTCAATTTCAAGCAGCTCAAGATTGATCTCAAGCTGCTTGCCCGGATGTTCGTGCTCGTACAATGCCCGCACACCCTCGGCGACTCTTTTGATCAGCGCGTCCATCAGCGTGCTCATCTGTCACCTCCACTCAAACGCTGCGCGCCGCCGCCGCGCCTTACGCTCAGCGTATGCCGAAAACTTCTTCTCCTTCGCCGTCTTGCGCCTATGCTTCACATGCACAGCCTTCCGATAACCCGCGCGCTTCACCCACTTCTCACGACGCAAGAACTCGGGAATATCGAGCCCGTCCGAGTTGTCTACGTTAGACATTGTCATTCCTCCTGTCAATAACACTGCTTCACGGCGACTCCTCTCACCCTCCCTCCGCCAAGTCAATACTCTTGACACCCAGACAGCGCTCCCTCCCATCACAATATGGTGAAGCGTAAGACCTTGACAGCGTGCGCGCGTTATGTCTTGCCGCTAGACCCTCGTCGACCACCCGCCAGGCCGAGGCGCGTGTCAAGAGTAGTGTCTTCACATTATTGTGATGCGTGCGTCAAGATGTCCACTTGACACAGTGTGGCCGCTGTGCTATGTGTCTAGCGCATAGCTTGACAAGCATGCAACACTGAAGGAGTTCCTTCAACGGCTCCGGGACTGCAGTGAGCGACTCGCGCCGCCCCCGATGCGATTTTCCTCCAAAAATTTTCGGCCTTTCCAGTGTTCGTATCGTTCCCAGACTTCGGGCACGGTAGCGATAGCTTCTTCGCATGCGTGGACGAGTTGGAGGTGGCGCGCGAGATGGCTGGCGCTACGGACGAGCGGGGGAAATTTGGGGTTGCGGCGGGCGTCGTAGACGAAGTCTCCGACCGGGTCGTCGGTGACGCGGGCCTGGGTGAGCCAGTGGTTGAATGTCGATTTTGGCATGGTTCCATCCGTGGAACCTGGTGCGGTCAATGCGGTGGATGCGGTGGTTTTGATTCTGCCCACACACGAGTCTGCCCACCCTCTTTCTCGCGCGCGTATTTTCTTCGCTTAGTTCAAGGACATAGAGAGAACGTGAGAAAAAACGGCCAGATGTGTATGGGCAGAATCAAGATCACCGCATTGACCGCATCCACCGCACTACAGTTCCAGTTCCCCCTTTGATAAATCATAACTTTTCTGGAGTTCCGTGACGGCCGCGTGCTGTTCTTGCACTGTGAGCGCAGCTTGGACGTAGACAGTCTGTCGTCGTGCGCCGACGACCCACAATCCGTCGCGGTGGTCGCTCTCGTTGCGGAGTGGGACGTAGCCGTAGCGCTCGAAATGGTCGGGCAGGGTGCGGCGGTTTTTCCGGTCTTTGAGCCAATCCATGAACTCGGAAGAGACAGTGCAGTTCTGGATTTCGAACAGCGTGACGGCGCGGGGTCGTTGTCCGCCATTCTTCTTGGCAATGGCGTCGAGCGCGTCGGCGAGGTCGCTGGCCTCGTGCGAGCGCGAGGCGTTGACGATGTCCCAGAACGCGCTCGTTTTCGGCGGCGGCGCTTTGGGATCGAACTCGCTGATGTCGAGCTGCATCAGGTAGGCGGCGATGTCGTCGCGTCCGAGCTCAAAATACTGCCACAGGCTGTGGAAATAACCGTCCTCGAAATCATCGAGCCCGGTGGTCGACCAAGCGACGTAGTGGCGGCGGTCGTCGGCGGGTAGGAAGATGCCCCCGGCCTTGTGGTTTGAGGTGATGATCACGCCGACGAGGTTGGGGATGTAGTACGGTTTTGTGTTCTTCTCGTCGATCATTAGCGCGGTTGGCGGTGAGGCCATGATCAGTTTGGTATGCTCGTAGAATTGCGGGCGGGCGAGGTCGCCGAGATCACGCGCCTCCGAGATCACTAGTAGGACCGAGCACAGATAACCGTTGAAGCGTCCGGTGATCTGTGTCGGCGACACCGTCTCGCAATTCCACTCGCCGACCGCGTAGCGCACAGGTTCGAGTAAACTGTCCTTACCGATGCCGGGAGCGCCGCCGAGGAACAGCGCGTGGTTGATTTTGATGTGCGGATGTTGGCAACGGTGTGCGCACCATTTAATCAGGTACTCGGCGTTGTCGGGGTAGATTTTCTGCACATGGTCGAGCCAGCGCTGCGCGCCGCGTGGATTGCCCGGTTTGAGCATCGGCGCGCGGTAGAGGTTGAACACGGTCGCGCCTTTGTGGTCGAACCATCCTCCGTTGGCGACCAGCCTGTCTCTGATCAGCTCGGGCTCACCCGGCATCCACGTCATCTGCTCGACTGAGCGCGTGCGGTCGATGAAGGTTGACGCCTTGAAGCGACCGACTTTGGGCAAGCGGCGGTCGATGGTTCCCATCGGCCAACGCTGTCCGGTGTAACGGTAGATGTAATTGTGCTCGGGCGAGTAGCCGAAGAAATCCTCGATTGCGAGTGGACCGGCGGGGAGCTGTTGCTGTTGTGGTGGGGGTGTTGCTTGATAGGCCGGTGTCGCCTCGACGAGCAGCTTGCGTAGCACATCCGCCGTTCCGCCGCCGCGCGCGACCCAATCGCTGATGTCGTCCTTGTTCTGGATCGACGGCCAATGGACCGCCAGGTCCAGCCGCCGCACGCTCTTGCAAACACCGTGCGAGCATTTGCACACCGCCTCGGCATGGGCGTAGCCAGCGGCGTCGTTGTCGTTGAGCACCACGATGTCGGCGCCGCGTAGTTGCTCGCTGTGGACCTCCTTCCACTTGGCCGCCCTGCCCGGTTCGCTCGCACCCGAGGCATTGCAAGTGGCCGGGAAACCGAGCCGCCAGCAGGTGTCGACATCCTTCTCGCCCTCGACCACGAGGATAGTCTTGCCGTCGTGGATGGCGTGGGCGACCTCGTTGATGCGGTAGAGCCGATCAGCGGTTGCGCCTGAGTCTGGCCTTTGCCACTCGCCGCCCTTGCGCTGTCGCCAGTAGTACGGCGGCGTCTGTCCGGGCGGGTTCTTGTATTTGCGCAGGTCATCGCCGTAGGCGAAGAACTGGCCATCTCCGACTCGACTTGAGTCAGATTTCGACTCGCCGCGAAAGCCCTTTTCGGGGAAGGTCCAGCCGCAGTGATTGCAGCCGCCGTGGAATTTGTCCGGCGCGATGGTGACGTGCAGCACCTTGTGCTTTTGGTGGTGGAGCCTGCGCAGATGCGAGCACTTGGGACAGGTCGTGTAGTAGCGGTCGTCGCACTCGTAGCTCGGCAGCTCAATTCCGAGCGAGCGCAATTCGGCTTCGAAGGGCATGGTTGTCTCCCCTCATTGGCCGTTTTTCGTATTGTGCGAGCGGGGAGTTGCGGGTAAATTCGACATGGCCTGGGTGCCTTCCTGGGTTCGCGCTGTTTCTGAGGGCGGTCGCTAGTAACGACCGCCCTCATCCTATTCCTGTCATCAAACCGTCGCTAGTCTGGTAGGGTCGATTCCGCAAATTTAGCGGGAACGTACATGGCACAACTGCGCCCGCTCTCGCAGCGACCGGAACTCATCGTCGGTCAGCCGCAGCGACCGGCCCTGGTCGATCCAGCCGGGGCGCAAGTCGGTGTGTCGGGCGCGATTGGCCGAGCGCGCGTGCTGTTTGCGCTTCCGCTCAACAAGCAAGGCCCGATGCAGATCGGCAGGCTTGCCGCGACAGCAGGCGGTGGTGCGCTCGTCGGTGACCCGGACAACAACGTCATCGGCGGCGATGTCGCGGTGTGGGTCTCGCGCATGCTGTACGCTACGCCCACCGCTGATGCTCATGTTGGGCGCGCAGACTACTGGACGCCGCCGGTCGAGCCCGCCCTGATGACGAACGCGGGAGAAACTTTGGTGACCCAAACCGGGGCTAGAATCATAATCTGAGAGGCAACCGCACATGCCGGTTACACGCCGCTACACCCCGGAGCATCCACCGGGCGAGACGTGCAGCTTCGGACTGGATTATTCGTTCGTCATCCCGCCTGGCATAGGCATTGACTCAGCCGCACTGGAGATTTGGACAAATACAGCCGTGCCGGTGCGAGCCGATGCCGATTGGATCGTAAGCCCGGTGACGGTGAGGGGGCGAGTGCTGTACGCTCAGCTCGGAGGCGGTGTCGAGGGCACCGACTATCAGCTTCGCTGGTTAGCCCGTGACACCGATGCCAATGTGTGGCCGCGCACGACCCTGATTCTGTGCGCGCAAACGAGTTGAGGCGCACATGGACGATTTCGTCATCAACGTCCGACAGATTGCTCAATACCTCAACAAAATGGTGGTCGGCACCACCGATCTCGTCCTGTTGCAGGAAAGCGACCCGACCCATCAAGCAGCCGGGGCCTATCGCAACGCTTCTGCCGCCGATCTTCTGACTTCTATTTTGCAACAGATTGTCGTGCCGGAAATCAGCGCCAGCACCATGGACATCCAGGGTGAGCCGGTCGCGACAGAGGCTTTCATCAGAAGCTTGCTGCAAACAAGCGTTGTTCGCACCTTCATGCACCGAAACGGCGATATTTTCCTGACCGAGAATGACATCTTGCTCGGCGGCGGCGCGCCGCAGAACAACGCACATCTGTTCGGGCGCTGCACCGCGCCGATCTCAGCGAATCCGCAGCTCAACGACGACACCATCGCTACTGCCGCTTGGGTTCAGAGTGTTCTTTGGTTTTGGACTCAGAGCTTCCTGCGGCCGAAGCAGACGATGGTGGTGATGGCCGGACCCTACAACGCAACCCCGATGGATGCGGTTATCCTGGTCAACATAGGCGGCCTCGTCACCATCAACTTGCCGGAAGTCTTGAGCTGGATTCAGTGCCAGTTTCCCAACAAGATCGAGCTGGTGATCAAAGACCTCGGAGGAAATGCTGGCACTTTTCCGATCAACATCATTCCTAACTTTGCTCAGAAAATTGATCTCCTCCCCGGAGGATTGTCGCTGAACACCAACTACCAATCGATCTCGCTGCGTCCGCTGGATGATCTGACCGGATGGTATGCTCTCGCGGGTGGAAGTGAATCCTCAGTTCTGCGCTCGAATTTGACGACGGACGACGGCGTTCCTTTGATCACAGATGCTGGCGATAATATCGTCACTTAAGAGGGACAACGACGATGCCCGACATCACTATTGATGCACTTCCGCTCGGTGGTGCTCTGACGGGTACTGAGCCGATCCCGATTGTGCAAAGCGGGGTCACCGTCCGCACGACGACCGCCGCGATTGCCAATATCACTCCGACCGGCGGCGGCGGCGGTACACCAGGCGGGGCGAGCGGACAAATTCAATTCAACAATGCTGGTGCTTTCGGCGGTATGACGCCGCCACAGGTATCTGCCTTCGTCAACGATCCAACACTTTACAATGTGCAATCAGGAACAACTTACACGCTTGCTCAGTCTGACAACGGCAAGATCGTCACTCTCAACAATGCCTCGCCGATAACGCTCACCTGTCCCACCGGATTGACTGCGGGGTTTTCTTGTCTGCTCATTCAACTCGGCGCCGGGCAGGTCAATATCGCCGCTGGATCGGGCACGACCGTACATTCCTATACCGGCCTGTCTCATCTCGCTGGTCAATACGCGATGGGAACGATTGTCGCGCCGACAGCGAACAATTTCATTCTCGGTGGCGTGGCGACAGCAGCAAGCGGCGGTGGCTTAACGGTTGGCAGCACGGCCGTTGCCGGGGGCACATCGGGAAACTTCTTCTACAACACTGCCGGTGTTTTCGGTGAGCAAACACCGACGCAAGTCACGGCTGCGCTCAATCTAGCCACAAGTGCTCTCAAAGGTCTTGTTCCTGCCTCGGGCGGTGGCACGGTAAACTTTTTGCGCTCCGACTTGACGTGGGCCACGCCAGCCGCTGGTGGCGGTATCACGGTCGGAACCACAACGATTACTGGCGGCACCACTGCCAATCAACTCTACAACAATGCTGGTGTAGTCGGAGAGCGCAATGCCGCGCAAGCGACGGCATTTCTTAATCCAGCGACCAGTGCATTGCAGGGAGTTGTCCCGGCATCAGGCGGTGGCACGGCAAATTTCTTGCGTGCCGATTTGACATGGGCCGCTCCCGCAGGCGGCGCCGGTGCTCCGGGCGGTTCAAATACTCAGCTTCAATATAACAACTCCGCTGCGTTTGGCGGCGCGGCTATAACATATGACAGCACGAACTCCGCTCTCTCCCTTCCTAACAGCTCCAGCACGAGCATTTTTACCCTCCATGGTGCGGCATTTGCCAGCGTAGGGCTCAACATCACGCCCGGCGGGAACCTATTTCTTGGTGGTGATGGTGGTGGCGTAACCCTGCTTATTTCTGATGGTGTCGGATTCAGAAGAGGCGGATCGGTTGGCGATATTTATTGGATAAACGCGAGCGGTGCCGCCGACGCTACATCAAGATTGTCCCAAGTTGGGGTAGGCAACACTTCCGGCATCATCGAACAGCGATACACGACAATTCCGCAGACATACCGTGTCTTTAACACTTATACGAGTCCGACAAACTCAGAATCGGCTGTCCTGGATTGGACGACTACTATCAATACGTTTACGTTAGGGACGCAAAAAGGTAGCGGCGGCGGGGTTGCTCGGCCTATTAGCATTGTGACGGGTGGGGTGGCTGCGGTGAATCTAAGCACCGCCCAGGCCGTCGCATTTCCCGGAATTGGAACGACAGCGAGCGCAGCGAATGCTTTCATCGATAACGCCGCTGGCAACAACCTTCTGCGCTCAACCTCTTCGCTCCGTTACAAATCTGATGTGACAAACGTCCCGCTTGAACGCGCGAATGCGTTGATCGCGTTACAGCCAATCGAATATCGCTCGCTCGGCATTTGCGATGATCCAAAAATCCGCTATGTAGGTTACGCCGCTGAACAGGTCGCGGATATCGACCCGGCATTTGTGAACTTCGACAGTGAAGGCAGGCCGGATAGCGTGATGTATGATCGCATCCTATTGTTGAAGATTGCTGCTCTCGAAAAACGAATTAAGGAATTGGAATATAAGGCATGATCCCGATTGCATCGACGCAAGTTGGCGGGCAGCTCGGGGCTGGAGTAACGCCACTTAATGCCTTTGGCCTAGTTGCCAACAGAATCAATATGCTTAAGCCAAATGTTTTGGATACCGTTGGTAATTCGTTTTCACAGACTGCGATACCAGCGAATTTCATCAATCAGTGGGAGCCTGGTGATCCATCACAAATACCTTTCCCCGGTCCTTGGACAGGTCCGTACACTGGTCCTGATTTCGTGACTTTTGGTTCTCCCGTTGCCGCGCCAGACGGAACGATGACGGCCTATCCAATCGTCGAGGTGCATGACGATACGGTTCCCGCTTATGCTGCCAAGCCAGCACCTTGGGCACTAACAGGGTTTAGCCCAACCTGGAACGATTTCTGGAATCATTGCGTTTGCTGCGTACCGTGTTGGGAAGGAACCGGCTCGCCTCGTTACTACACTGCCGGTGGCGTATTGGCGACCCCCATGCTTACCCAGGTCGGTAGTCCAACCTGGGGAACGGTTGACGGGTCAAGTTTGCATTTTCCAAATGGCTCCAATGATTGGAGAGTCGAGCCAGTCGCCGGGGTCGATATTTTTCCTACGACCCACGGTACTTTTTTGATGGTGCGTCAACTGCATGAAGCTGTTCCAGTTCCGCCCAATGCCGCTTTTGGTATATTAGCCACCGATGCCGGTGGTTTGCTTTTTTGGTATCCGTATGCTGGCACAGCAACCGCAGGCTGGGGCAATGTTGCTTTTGTCAGTGCAACATGGCCGGATACGACCGTCATTCAAATCATAGCGCTAGTCATCGGGACGAGTGGCATCACTGTTTACCAAAGATTGGCGACATCGCCGATGCAGGCCGTCCAGATGGGCCACAGCGCTACGGTTACCACCAGAACGGCGGGCAATTATCAGTTTGGGTTAGCGCAAGGATACAATTCCGCTGCGACAGTTTCACAAGACGTTTCATTCTTTGCAGCTCTGAATGAAGAATGGACGGCTAGCCAAGTTGAACTTTGGGCGAACGATCCCTATGCCCCGATAAGACCAGACGGCGGTAGTTCCGTCATGCATACCGGCCAGGCGAGCCCGCATTTCGTCGTGGCTGGTTGTCCTTATGCGAACAGACCGCATATAACGGGCGGATTCGCGATCAGACATGAATTTCAATGCTATGCTAAGGCCGGAACCCGTTCGAGATTCAAACTCGAACTGTCGAATATTGCTGCTACCGGATTGCGTTCGAGACAAGCTGGAGTTACCACAATTTTTGATTTGGTTGGTGGTCAGGTAGCTATTGCACCAGCAGCATTTGGCAGTGGTACCATTGATGGTGAGCTTGTGCAATGGACGCCAGGTCCAGCTACTATAACTCCAGTAACAGGAGTTACTGGATGGTACCTTTGTAAACTCCAAGTTCTTTCCAATGTATCATCGTCCGCCGCTACCGGGGAGGGCGTTGTTTGTATCATCACTACTGATGCAGGTTCTGGTCTTACTGCCGAGAATACGGAATTTCCGGCGGCTGGTGGTGATACGATATACCTTTGGCAGACACGATTATTGCCGCAGGGCGCGTTCGAGCTAAACAACTTGCAATTCTTTGATGACTTCGATTCTCTTGGTACAATCGACCTTACATATAGCTTGACACCAGGATTCAACTGGTACATCGCAAATCATTGGCCGTCCTCGATGAACTATTCTGGATATAACCCGCCTAATCCGCCCCCGCATACGCCAGCGAGTGATTTCTCGGTAACCGGCTCAGTTCTGAGTTTTGTCGGCCCAGGTGACTCGGCGGGTTTGCTCCAAATCGGAATCGTAAGTTTCTATTGGGATGGCACGGGTAGCCCGGACACTACCGGCCAATATTCGCTGTCTAGTGCCAAGGGAAATCTGTTTCGTCCACCAATGCTGGCTGAGATCAAATCTAAGTGGCCGAATGTTCCAAGCAGTCCAGCTCTGGGGCCGCCGGTGTTTTGGGCGGTCGATGTTAAAAGCTATTTACAACTGAATTGGTTCAATCCAGATACGCCTGATGCCATGCACAACCTCGGGCCTACCGGAGGTCTCATTACCAATGCGCCGACTGCAGCCGGAAGCAATGTTTTGCATTTCGCCAGTGTTACGATGCCGTTTAGGAAACCGGGCATGCTGGTTTTTGATGATGCCGGTGTAATTCCCGACATCACCCGCGTCACTTCTTTTACTAGCACGACCATCACACTCAACAAAAATGTCACTGGCGCGGGCGTTGCAAGCGGCGCAGAGATTCATTTGAGCTGGTATTCTGAGCTTGATTTTTACGAAAATACAGGTTGGGCTGATACCTCCACGGGCACTGCACATCATCCATATACGACGATGCAAGACCTCAACGGTTTCTGGAATGAGACTGTGCCCTCTGGACCGAGCAATGCTTCGGGCGATGCCTTTCACCTTTACCAAACGCTGTGGTTGCCGGTGAGCGCCAATCAGCATGGATTGATAGTAATGTTTAGGGACGGGATGTATTGGGATCAAAGCAGCACACCGGGCAGCGTGATGCCTTATGATCTGACGCTCAAAGCTGATGGGGCGGGGCAACGTCTAGGAGCATTCACGGTCGCTGATGACCCCAGCGCGCACTATGTTATCCTGTGCGGAGGCGGCGGTGATATGTGGACACATCAGGTCGATCACATCGCTATCTATGGTGCCTAGATAAAGGAGGCGCGTCGTGAATCAGTTAGTCTCAATGCCATCAGGCGCGATGCAGCCATCTCCGTCTACTCAAATGATGTGGGATGGGTCTAATTGGGTACCTTGCTGTCCCGATTTTCCTCCTGGCTGTCCGCCCTTCATCCCGCCGCCTGTAGGCCAGCCGCCTTGGTGGCCTGGTGCTAATGGCGGTGTTTCGTTCAGCACAACTCCACCGCCGAATCCAATCCGAGGTCACTTTTGGTGGAACGGTTCGATCCTGCAGATGTGGGATGGGGCTGCTTGGGTCTTCATCGGAGGTTCCGGTGGGCTAACTACGCCACCCCCGGGTGTGACTCCGGGGACAACAACGGAGGTGTTTTCGATAAGCCCGAGCGCTGACATCACGCTTCTTTCTAGTGCTGGTTTTTGGAGCTACGTTCCAATTCCGGTCCTCCCGAGCGTCGACCCCATGCACGGCTGGGACGCTTCCTCATTTACCTTCAATCCGAAAACGCCTGGATTTTACCAATTCTTCACGCGCAGCTATCTTCCGACCTCGATCACTCAGACCGGGCACGCGCTACTCAAGAACGACAACGGAACCTGGGTAGACAACTCCAATATGTACGTCACCGTGATTGCTGACTACGTCGCCGCCACGGTTGCCGCGTTTTTGGTGACATCTGGGATAAGCTTCATGAACGGAACGACCGATTACGTACGTCTGTGGGCATATGGTGATGACAACATTTTCCACGTTCTGACTCCAACGCTACCCACAATCGATGGCTTTCTACTGCCTTAGCGATGAAGCTCGGGCATCGCATCGCCCTGACATTCGCTATTTTGCTCGCGATCTTGCTCGCCATGGCACTGTTCAGTTTCATGGGCGGACGATGGGAGGAAGCGCCGGGGCAAGCGATAACCGAGGTTGATCTGTACGGGGATCAGCCGCTCGACGCCGCCTTGCTGGCGCTAGACCGGCGAGCTCTCGACGAGTCGTATCACGCGCAACTGCTCAAACTGTGGAGCGTGTGGCTTGCCGATGGCGCGAAGAATCCCGACAATTTCCAGCGCGGGTTAGCCAATGCACGGCGGGCCTACGGCTTGGCATTACACGCCATCACCAAGCGCGAACAGAAGTTCTTGGACGCAGAGCGACAGCGCCGAGGTGAGCCGTAGCGATTTACTTGATTCGCGTCGTTGAGTTACTGGCGCCGTTCGGGCTGGTTTCATGGTACTAGGTTCGTGCGGTGAACGAGCCACGACCTTGCCGAACAGCGCCAGCATCACCAGTGTAATCGCAACAACCAGAATTAGGAACCACGCAATGCGCCAAGCCATTGTGTACCGGAGGTTGAATTTCATCGGGCGGCGAGGCATGTTGATTCGCTTCACCAAAGTCACGAGCGGCGGAGATACAACCTACGATGTGTCTTGACTTTTTCCACAATCTA